AGAGCTGATCATCTGGCGGCCCATTTTGGCCCGCCACGTCAGCCTGGACGCCGTCAAGCGCGGCGACGTTGATCTCCTGGATATCTTGAAGCTGAACGCGCTGATGGACGCGCAGGAGGCCGCGCAGGCGGCGTCGCAAAGGAAAATGGGATAGCGATGACTACGGTACGCGAACTGGTGACGCTGCTGCGTTACGAGGTGGATGAGTCCGGGCTGAAGAAGTATCAGCAGGCCTATCAGGCGGCACAGGCAGCGATGGGCGCGGCTAGCGCGAAGACTGTCCAGGCCATGCGCCAGGTTGCAGTAGGCGCCGGTGTGCATCCAAGCGCTTGGGCACCTCGGCCTATGCCGGTGCCTGTTGCGCCGCAGCGGCCGCCGGCTTCGCATACTCCGAACGTCGATGAGGCCACTCGGCCGGCGGTGTTGCCGCAACACTTGCCGCCGGCGCCGGCGCCCGCGCCCGTTGTCCCCGCGGCTCCCTCGTCTATGGCGTTGCCCCGGCAGGCGCCGGTGGCGCCACGCAGGCCGGTGGTAACCGCGGAACGCGGGCGCCCCGTCTCCTTTCCTGTTGATGTCGCGGGCGCGCGTGGCAAGTTCTCGCAAATTCAGGGCGCCTACAACGGGCTCATAGGGCGGGTTCGGGGCGGCTTGCACACTGTGCGCGAGGTCGGCATCGGCACGTGGCAAGGGATTCGCCTAGGAATACAGGACGCGCGGCAGGCACAGGACCGCTTGACGAGGTCACAGTGGCAAGGCGTACGTGCAATCAAGGAGCAGCAGAGCGCATTCTCGGGATTGCGCGGGATCATTGGCGCGGTGCTGGGCGTTTCTTTGGTCAAACGCATCTTTGGTGATATCGACGCCTGGGGCCAGATGGAAGCGCGGATGCGCCAGGCGACCAGCTCGGCGCAGGAATATGCCGAGGTCGACAAGGATCTGGCGCGGATCTCGCGCGTGTCCTACAAGTCCTATGCCTCCAACGCTGAGCTATTTGTGCGCACGCGGCGCACGATGGCCGATCTTGGCAAGACGACGCAAGACACGGTGGACGTGACCGAGAGCCTGTCGCTCGGCATGGCGCTATCCAGCACCAAGGCGCAAGACCAGGAATCCGTCATTTCGTCCCTGACTAAAGCCATCATGCAGGGCAAGATGGGCATGGACGAGTACGGCACGCTCATGCGTGCGGCTCCCCGCTTGCAGGTGGCTTTGGCTGATGGCCTCAAAATTACGACGGACAAACTTCTTGAACAGGTGAAAGCGGGCAAGGTCACTACGGACCGCTTCCTGCCCGCGCTGCAGTCTCAATTGGCCAAGATGCGTATTGAGGCCGAGAGCATGCCCGTCACTGTCGCAGACGCGATGACGTTATGGAATGACGCCTTCCAGCGCTTCTTTGGCAAGACGCTGACCGCGGGGCGCACTGTGGTGCTCGGTGTTACCAAGTCGATCGAGTTCATGGCCGACAACATTGCCACGCTGGTCAAGGTCTTGGCGTTGACGGGCGCGTCCTGGGGTTTGGTGAAGCTGCTTGGGTGGCTGCGCTTGGCTACGTTCCAATCTGGCGGCCTGACGCGGTCGTTGATTGGCGCTGCGCGCGCAGTGTTAAGACTTGATAGCGCCATGGCCTTGCGTCGCGGTCCTGCTGGCGCTTTGCGGATGCTTGCCTTGTGGCGTCGGACGCTGGCCCCGTTGCTGCGCATGGCGGCCATCCTCACTACGATCTATTTGATAGGCGACGACATCGCTGGATGGCTTCGTGGCGACGTCTCGGTAACGGGCGAGCTGATTGGCCGCGTGGAGGAATGGCGAGACGAGATCGACGCGGTGAAGGGCGCGCTCATCTACGTCAAGGACCTGCTCGGCGGCGCTGGCCAAGAGCTTGGGCCTTGGATTAAGAAGTGGGGGACTATCTCCGTCCTGGTGTATGGCCTTTGGAAAATTCTCGCTCCTATTCGGGGGTTGATCATGTTCCTGGCCAGGACCGCAATTCCGCTGCTGTGGCGGGCGGTCATGGCAAATCCGTATGCACGCGTCTTCGGTTTGATCCTGACCGGTTTGCTGTTGATCTGGGACTATTGGGACGAAATCAACACCTTCCTGGCGAACAGCTGGGAACGCCTGCGTCAGGCTGCGGATGGCTCGTTCTTCGGTCCCGTCCTCGAATATATCGAGGCGATCTGGGAGTTCTGGAAGCGCATTGTGCTTGGCGTTATCGCCATGTTCAAAGGCGATTGGGACGGCGCCTTTAAGCATTGGCGTGACGCTTTCGAGGGTCTCGGAAAGTTCTTCTCTGACATGGGCGAGCGGATGATCGCCAAGATTAAGGAAATCGGCACCGCTATCCAAACTTGGATCTCGGACAAGGTTGAGAAGGCCAAGAATTGGTTCAAGGGCCTCGTTCCCGATGGGCCAGACGAGGAGACTATGGCAATCATGACCTCGCCAAAGCGCGGGCCTGCGCTGGCTGACAGGCCGGCGATGCGGGCCATCATCAGCGGGCAGCCCATGCCGTTTGTATCGGGCGGCTCGGTGACCCAATCCGGCGCGCCCAGCGGTCGTGGCCCCGTCAAGGTTGAAAACCATACCGAGATTACGGTCCATGCGCCGAATTCCAACCCCGATTCGGTCGCGGCCGCCACGCAACGCGGGATGGCCACCGGGCGGCAACGCACTGTCGACGCGATGGAGCGCTTTTTTGTCACGGGCGTCGAAGACAGCAGGTAACGAAGGGGACGGGCATGAGCTTTGTGGCAATGATTTTCGGGTGGAATGGCGGCACCAGCATTGGCACGGTGCCCCTTGACGCGCTGGTAAGCGAGAAGACGTCGCTCAACAGCCGTGCGACCGAATACGCCGTTGAAGATGGTCCGCCGGTGACCGACCACGTGGTGCAGGAATCCGAAGTCTTGACCTTGGACGGCTGGGTCACTGCGGCGGAGGTCTCCCTACTCGGGGGGCTGGTGGCGGGTGCCGGCACCGCGCTTCGCGGCGGCGGGATGCCCGGGAGTCTTGCCGGAGGGGCCGGTCGTTCGAAACTCATCGGCGCGAAGGAAGCGCTGCGCAAGATCCACGCGGACCGCCTGCCCATCACCGTGACCACGGGCCTGGACGTCTACGTGGACTTCGTAATGGAACGGTGCGAGATCGGCCGATCCAACGAGGGCGGTGATCGTTTCGAGATATCGGCGGACTTCAAGAAAATCCGCAAGGTGGCGCTGCGGCAAGCCGATATCCCGCCCGAGAAAACATCGGGGAGTGCGAGCGGCAAGGCGGGGCAAACTAAAACCAACGCTGGCAAGACCAACGGTGCCGAGCCGACGCCGAAGCAAAAAACTGATCTCGGAAAACTGACGGGGAGGGGAATTTGAAAGTCATCCCTGTGCTGGACGCGAACGACAGCCTTACCGAGGTGGAGCTGAACGGCCTCACCTATTTCCTGCGCTTGTCTTGGAACAGCGAGGCCATGCTGTGGGTACTCGCGATCGAGAACGCCTATAACGAGCTCATCGTTGCGGGCATTGCGTTGGCGCCGGATACGCCGCTGCTCGCGGGGTATAGGCACCTAGACGTGCCGGTGGGCGAGTTGGTGGCGCTCGCGCCGGACCGGCGCAATACGGTGGGGCGCGACGCGCTGCCGGCGGGCGAGGTGGTTCTGATCTACGTGGATGCTGAGGAAATCGCAGATGGCCCGATTTAACCGGGTGTATCGGCTACTGGTGGGGAAGGGCGGCGCAAAGGGTCTGGAAATCGTGCCGCCCATCCGGATGACGTTCGACATTGCGAAGGACGCCGACGAGGAGCCGAATGACCACACCATCCGCATCTACAACCTGGCCGCCGCCACGCGCAAAGCGCTGGAAGAGCCGGACCTTCGTTGCGTGCTGTACGCAGGCTATGCCGAAGAGGCGGGACCGCTGTTGATGGCCTCGGGCAGCGTGGTCTTTGCGTACACGAAATTCGAACAGCCCGACGTTGTGACGGAGTTGATAGTTAAGGACGGGTTTACGGAAGTTCGGGATACGGCCATTTCTATTGGCCAGGGGCCTGGCGCCCAGGCTAGCGCCATCATCCGGGACATCGCCCGTCAGATGGGGCTGCCCCTGGTCATGGCCGAAGACGTGCCCGATCGGCGCTGGCAGCAGGGGTTTTCATTCTATGGCGCTGCGCGCACCGCGCTGCACAAGGTCACGCAGGGCACGGGCCTGGAATGGTCGATTCAGAATCAGCAGCTGCAGGTGGTTCAGCGCCGGGGAACGACACGGCGCCAGGCCGTGGTGCTGGCGGCCGACACGGGCATGCTGGGCTATCCAGAACGCACGCGCGAAGCCGCGCGTGAAAAGGCGAAGGTCAAGGACAAGACAACCGGCGACGACGTCAATCTGGTCAGCGCGCGGCAGCAGCGTGATGGCTGGAGGGTGACGTCCTTACTTCTCCCGACGATCAACCCCGGCGACCTGGTGAAGCTGGAGAGCCGGTCGGTGGAGGCATTCCAGCGGGTTGAGGCCGTGCGCCACACGGGCGATAGCGAGGGCGGCGATTGGCAGACCGAGCTGGAGCTTGTGGACCGGTCGGCGCCGCCGAAGAAGAAGGGTACGTCATGAGCAATATGGTCAAGATAATGCGCGCCGTGATCGCGTCTGAGCTGGCCGACGTGTACACCACCCTGCCGGGCGAGGTGGTTGCCTACGATGGCACGTTCGTGACGGCGCGGCCGGCGCTGGCCAAGCGCCTGGCCAACGGCGAGGCCCTGGCCCCGCCGCAGATCGTCCGCGTGCCGGTGTGCTGGCCCGTGGGCGATGTGAACGGCGCGCGGGCGCTCATCTCGGTGCCACTTAAGCCGGGTGACGCGGTGAAGCTGTCGTTTTCGGCCCGTGCGCTGGAGGGCTGGTTGGCAGGCGACAACGGGCCGCCGGACGATCCCCGGCAGTTTGATCTGTCGGACGCCTTTGCCTCGCCAATGGTGCGGCCTGGCACGATGGCGGCCGACACAGAAAACGTCAGCATTCAGTACGGACCGGCGACGATGAAAATATCGCCCTCCGGCGACTTAACGTTTCAGGTCAAGACTTGGACAGTGCAGGCTGAGCAGACGACTTTCAATACGCCGTTGACGGTTAACGGCCCGCTGCTCTACACGCAGGGCATGGCGGGCGAGGGTGGCGAAGGCGGCGCGTCTATGCGCATCCGGGGCGGCGTGGCCTACGAAGGCGGCGCCATTACGCACAACGGCAAGAACATCGGCGACACCCATCGCCACGCCTACGCGGGTGGCATTACGGAGAACCCAGTCTGATGGCACTCGATCTTGCGCTATCTACCGGGCACGATCTGGATTTGGATCTGCTTGGCCGCGCGACCTTGCTGGATGGCGCCGAGCGCGTCGCGCAACAGGTAAAGGTGACGCTGCTGGCCTTCTTGGGCGAGTGGTTTCTTGATACGACGTTCGGGGTTCCGTACCTGGAGGACATTCTGGTCAAGGCGCCCGACCGCGCGAGTATCGAAGGAATTCTTCGCGCCCGAATCGGTGCGGTGCCTGGCGTGCAGAGGGTGCGGGCCCTGGACCTCCAGATCGAACGGCAGCTGCGCATTCTGCGTGTCGCCTTTGATGCCGACACGACCGAGGGGCGACTACAGCGGGTTGTCGAGCTGGGCACCCCCTAAACCATTTCTATCGAGGTATCTATGGCCTACGGTGTAACGCCGGACGGGTTCGTACGCCCGCGGCTGCCCGAAATCCGGCAAGAGATCGTGGCTGATCTGCGCGCACGAATGCAAGCCGCCGGTTTTGGCGGCACGGTCGAAACCCGCCCCGACAGTGTGATGGGGCTTTTGATCGACACCTTCGCCGAACGTGAAGCGGCCTTGTGGGAACAGGCCGAGGGCGTGTATTACGCCATGTACCCGGGTTCCGCCACGGGTGTGTCGTTGGACCGAGCGGTGTCTTTCACTGGCGTCTCGCGGTACCGCGACGAAGCGTCGCGGGCATACGTGGTCCTTTACGGTTCGGCGGGCACGACGGTGCCGGCGGGCGCGCAGATCCGCCACCGAGTAAGCCAAAACCTTTGGGCAGTCTCGGGTGCGACTCAAATCTTGCCGGGCGCGGCCGCAGATATCACCCTGCAGCCAGCTGTCGCCCCGAACACGGAGTACCGGGTCACCATTGACGGCGCGTCCTACGTCTACGCCACCGGGCCGACCACGAACCTACCGCAGGTACTTGCTGCGCTTGTGGCCGTGCTTTCTCCAAGCGGCCTTGATGTGTCGAGCGACGGTGCTGCCGTGCGGCTCCAAACCGACGGCCGCGTGCCGGCCGCCTTCAGTTGGTCGGCCTCGCTTGCATTGGTCCGATTGGGCTCGCCCGCGCTGGCTCAGACATTGCAGGCGTCCACGGAGGGCGCAGCCGTGGGCGACCTGGACGGAATCGTTTCTCAGGTGGACGGCTGGAGCGCAGTAGCCAACCTCCAGGCAGGCGTGGCGGGCCGACTGGCCGAGAACGGCGCCGAGCTGCGCGCGCGCTACCCGACCGGACTATTCCGGCTGGGCGCGGCGACGCTGCCCAGCATCGCGCCCAACGTGCGGGACCGAGTGGCGGGCGTGCGCACTGTGAAGGTGTTCATGAACAACGGCGACATTGCGGACCAGCTCGGGCGTCCGCCCCATAGCGTGCACGTCGTCGCAGATGGAGGCCTTGACGATGAAGTCGCCAACGCGATTTTTCGCGTGGTGGCGGCAGGGATCGACACATACGGCCAGCAGCTGGTGGTGGTTCAAGACGATGAGGGGGCCGAGCACGCCATCCGGTTTGACCGGCCGGAACGTGTTTACGTGTGGGTGCGCTGCGTGACCACGCTGCTCCCGCCTTCGGAGCAAGCGTTTCCACCGGGTGGATTCAAGGAGATCGCAGATAACGTGGCGGCCGCTGGTGAGGCGTTCACGATCGGCGAGGACGTCATTTT